AATATGGATACTCGTTTTTGGGGACCTGACGGATGGAAATTATTACATTCTATCGCACAAAATTATCCAAAAAATCCAAATGAAATAGAAAAAGACACATATGCTATATTTTTTCAAAGTCTTCAACACGTATTACCTTGTATATATTGTCGTATGTCATACACACAATATATTAATGAATTATCCATAAAAAATTATTTAGATAATAATGAAAAATTGACTAAATGGATATACTTAATACATAATAAGGTTAATGATAAACTTAGAAAACAAGGTTTATTACATTACGATGACCCTACATATGATAGTGTATATAAGAAATATGAAGAGTATGTTAGTGATATAAATAATGGTAAAAGTTTAGATATTCCCGGATGGGATTTTATATATTGTATAATATTCAATTATCCGGTTCATCATTCTCAAATGGAACTGGTTAGAAAGTATCATTATATAATATTCTTTAAATATTTGGGATTAGTTATACCTTTTAAAAATATCAAAAATTTATATAATGCGTTTATTCGCAAAAAATCTATTGATAAACACATTGAAACACGTATTGATATTAAACAATGGGGTTATGATTTAGAAAGATATATTTATAATGCTATAGATATACCTTGTATGAGTTATAATCAAAGATGTAGAAGAATAGAAGACCATCGGGCTGGTTGTAAAAGAAAGACTTGTAGATATTTAGGAAAGAAGAGTAGTTCAGTTATGAAAACTCTTTAATAATGAACACCATAATATTTATTAAATGACCAACTTAATGATTCATTTATAATTGTGTTCAATTCTTCAGGTGTTTTAGGTTGTTTTTTTGCTATCCACCAAGCACGTTCATAAGACATTTCATAGGTCTCATTAATGTATGATGGGATTATGTATATATTATTAAGATATTCAATATAAATATTCATTTTTCTATTTATATTGGATAGTTGTTTTTATATCAAAAATTGTATATTCGGTTGTTGTGTTTATTGTTTCCAAGTACTTTGATATTGATATGATGGATTTTGTTTAGGGCATTCCATTGGCTTAGTGGACCAAGCACTTTCAATACGAACAAATGTATCAAATGGACTTTCTAATGGAGGTAATCTATTCCAAGGATGAATAGATCCAACTATATTATTTGTAGGGGTATTAGTAGCAACAACAATATTCCCATAGCCACGTTGATTAGTCCAAGTATGATATGAACTTAATGGATAGTTAACATTGTTATTTTGAACATTGTCACCTAATGGTTTAACAAGATAAAATTTACTTGTATATGTAGTTTGGTTCATTTATATATTAGTCATAGGTTTTTTTCTAATCAAATACGATTAATTGGTCAACAACTAACCAATATGTAGCTACACCTAATAATATAGCTATCATTAATTTTGTATATGCGCTACCAAATAGAACATTATCAGTTGGATTAGCCATAAACATAATAATATTAACAACAACTAATAATGTTAAAAATCGCATAATATCATTTATAAGTGGTCTATATTCTTGATTTATCGTAATTTTAAAAGGCATATTTTAGGTATATCATATTTAAAGAAAATAAAACTTATGAGTTTAATTTAGGATAATAAAGTCTATCAATAAATAAATGTTAGCATCACTTTTAACTCTCAATACAGGTTCATCGTCTAACTTATTATTAATAATATCATTAGTTGCTCTTTTATTGGTTGTTGTTTCATTAGTATTAATGTATTTTAGACAAGAACGTATAAATAATGAATTGCGTTTAAGAATTGGTGATATAGAATGGTTACAATTGTCAGAATATCATAAAAACTTCAAACCTATCAACTTGAATAAACCAACTAATAAACAATCATTTGGTAGTAATAATGCTAATGAGTCTGTTGTTAAAGATGATAGTTTAGAAAAAGATGTTGCTAATTTAGAAAAAGATATTGAAGAAATGGATAAAATATTAGAAGATACTATTGATACTACTGAAGAAGATGGTATTAGTCAAATGATATTACAAATGATTAATAAACACGAAGATAATACAGTATTAGATGATAATTTAGAAAATGTTATATCAACTGCTTCTAACAATAATACTAATGATAGTGATATTTTAGACAAAGATATAGATATGAATAAAATAGAAGCTACTATATTATCTTCTATTGAAAATAATGATAATTTAAGTGACGATACTAATTCAAATGTTGATATGAATAATGTATCATCATTACCTGATACAGAATGGATTGAAGAAAGTTATACGATGAATGAATTACGTGATTTATGTAAAAATAATAATATTCAAGCAAAAGGAACTAAGAAACAAGTTATAAAAACTTTATTAGAAAAGAATGTTGAAATTCCAAAGAAAACTACACAATCATATTTGTCTAAATAACTCGTCATATCTTTTTTCTTTTATTATTATAAAAGATGTCTTCTCATATGAACATATATCCACAAGATTTTGGCCCATTAAAGGCTAATAATAATCAATATGATGAATGTCCTCCACGTATGGATGATGCTCGTCATTTTACTGATTATCGTCCAAATTGTGATGCTAATAATCTAATTCGTGCGTCATATGGTATTCAAAATTCACATGAATATCGCCGTTTTTTAACTCATAATGCGAATGATATTATGCGTATGAATCGTAATTATGCGTGCCAAAAGAATTGTTGCGGACCTTGTATTGAACCATATGAACAAGGAACAATGTTACCTGAACAATCATTAGTTAAATGTAATAGTCGTGTATGTAGTTCAACCTTATATGACCCTAAAGGATTAGGTCAAGGTCGCCAATATACAGATAATTTACAAATGAGTTGTGGTGAATGGAATAAGCGTTTTGCTGATAAACCACAATCACAACGTATGCAAAATGTTTATCCTGAACCGCAACCATTCAATATTGGTCGTTGTTTATAAATAATTGGTATATTGAATAGTTGAGTAGTGTGTCTTGTATTTTATTCTTCAAATATATTATATAAATGTCGTGTTCGTGCGAAGGTTTTGTCCTTGAACAACAATCTGGTGATTATCTTGTTAAAGGTGTCATACAAACAAATACTGTTAACGCAAAATTGATGTATTGGGCTGCTAATCCACCAACACGTGGTTTATCGTTTAGTGGCTCAGGTATTCCATATGGTAGTCCTGAAATGGCTTTTGAAAATACACCTAATCGTGGTATAGTAGATATTATTAATGGATATTTTGAATTTAAAATTCATTTCCCTAATGCTTTTTACACTCAATTAGGTTCTAATTATGTTCAACCAACAGTCTATGTTCGTATTATTGAAGATTCTGGAAATGATAAAGTACATAGTATTCCATTAGGTGATGGTATTCCATTCCGTATGCTAACATATCCACGCGCTTATTGGGATGACCGTGCTAAGTTCTTTGATGGTCGTGATTTATTACCTATGAGAACTCAAGAACAAAGATTACGTGATTCAGCATATCCAAGCAACCGTCCATTTAAGATGCCTGACAACTTTTGGGGATTATCAGTTCCACAACAATAAATATTTTTTGCTATTTTATATAGTTATTTATATAAAATGTCAAGTATTCAATTACGTAGTTCTAATTTTAGTCTTAATAGAACAAAATGCGTTTCACAAGATGAGAGTAATCTAAATAATACAATGGAAAATCTAAAATATATGGCTCGTCGTGATGTCGGTCTATTTGAAAAACTATCTAATGATATTGTTGGGACTTTTTGGGGATTAAGAACACAATTATCTACATCATTAGATATTATTTCAGTCTATCTAAAAGGTCAAAAATTATTATATATTGAAGCTAAAACTTATGCTGAAAGTTCTCTAAATATGTTAATGATTCCTGCTATATGTATATCAGCAATTAGTTCTATATTGAGTGCTAGTGCTGATACTAATCGTATTATAGTTGCGATTATAATGGGATTTAATAGTTTTTTATTAGCAATGATTTCATATTTAAAATTAGATGCTAAAGCAGAAACATTTAGAGTTACTGCTTATAAGTTTGATAAATTGCAAACAAAATGTGAATTTTATGGTGGTAAAGTATTATATGCTCCTACGGATGCTTCTGCTGAAACGTTAACACACGATTTATATTCATTTATAGAATCTATAGAAAAAGAAATACACGATATAAAAGAAGTTAATCAATTTATTATCCCTCAAAAAATACGATATTTATATCCTAAATTATATTCTATAAATATTTTTTCAGAAATTAAGAAATTACGTAATATAGAATGTGTATATATTCAAGAACTTAATAATATTTATGGTGAATTATATGAATTAGATAAAGATAATCTTGTCAATTATTCAGCTGAAGTTCATAATAAAAAGAAGAAAGGATTAGAAGATAAAAAACGAATTATCATTAAACAAATTATAGCACATAGAGATAGATATTTAGAAATTGATGAAGAACTTACTGAAGAAATAAATGACTATATAGAAAATAGAGGATGTTGTAATAGTTATTGTCAAAAGATAAAAGGTGTGGGTGATGATGAAAACGCACATAAAAGAACGATTCATCAAATTATAGAAGAAACATTAAAAACGTGTGATGATAAAGTTATTGAAATTGATAAAGAATATACACAAAAATATAGTGAATATATTACAAAACGAAATAAAAGTTTAAGAAAAAATATGAATATGGATATAGATGATATAGGAACTGATTATAATGATAATATGAACGACCTATCAAATATTAATCAACTTGAATTATATAATAATACACCTGATAATTCACAACCATCAACACCGCGTTCTATTTCTTTAAATGATGTATCATCTAAAGATTTAAGAATTGAAATTGAAAAGAACAATGATAATACTACTCCAAATAATTATAATAATTGTAAAATTATGTAATCAATTTCACTCTATTCCGATTGTTTGTTTATTTTATATATCGCAATCATACTTGTTATAAATATGTATATATATCGTGAAAATATATAATATTTAAACTTCTTTACACCTGTAAAGTGCCATATATCTCTAAAATATGTATATTTTTTAAAACCACACATTATATTTGCCTCCTTTGTAAATATACATAAATCATTATTTGTAATCCAATGTAAGAGTGTTAATATATTAGTTGCTAAATAAATGTGTAATATCATAAAATCATTTGAAAGCCATCCAAATTGTAAAAATACATTATATATATGATGTATTAACGATAATATATGAAATAATATATTATCAATACAGAATTTATATATTCCATCAGAAGTTGCTATATCAACTAAATAGAAAAATAGTCCACATATTAGTATTAATGATATATCTCTCAATCTATTCATAATATAGTTAAAGATTATCTTGTATAGTATATCATAATTAGATGCGTATAGCTTCATTTGATATAGGTATTAAGCACTTAGCATTCTGTATATTAGATATTGATGCGAATAGTCATTCTATATATAAATGGAATGTTATAAATGTATTAGAAGATTCACAAAATATTTGTGAGATGGTTAATAATAAAGAAAAAAAATGTGATAAAGTTGCGTCTATAGTAGCCAATGGTAAATATTGTTGTGATAAGAAGAGTTGTATAAAAAGTTTTGATTTACTCTATCCTATTAGTCAACATCCACGAACTCAATTAAAAAAGAGTAAGCCCGTAATAAAAGAACCTTTATTCAGTTTATGTAGTAGTATAAAAAGAGTATTAGACGATTATGTAGATGATATTAAAAGTTGTGATATAGTTGTTTTAGAAAATCAACCAGTATTAAAAAATCCTACAATGAAATCAGTTCAAATGTTCATATATTCTCATTGTTTAATAAATGGAGCCAAAAATATAGCATTATTTAATGCGAATAAGAAGTTAGATATATATGATGGTCCTGAAATAGATAATAAGGGTAAGAGTGGATATACTTTACGTAAATATTTATCAGTAGAGTATGCTAGATATTTTTTAAAAAGGGATAATAGTGTATGGATAGAATATTATGAAAAGAATAAAAAGATGGATGATTTAGCTGATTGTTATTTACAAGGATTAACATATCATAAGTCAATGAACAAAAAGAAGAAATAAATCTCTTGCGTATAGATTTAAAAACAGTTTTCTAGAAGAAATGTAATAATGACTTCTAATAGTGCGTTTTCTTTTAAAAAAAAGATGGTTTCTTTAGATGATGATGATGAAAACGTTCAAATTAATATTAAAAAGAACTCACAGGATAGAAAGATAGATATGGACGTAATTTCAAATAAAAATGTTAATATAGGCTTAGATTTACTTGTTAATCCCGATAAACAACGTAAAGGTGATACATCACAACCATCAACTCCAAAAAATGATGATGTATCTAAGCCAGTTATAGATTTTGATAAAGATGATGATGATTTAGATTTCAATAATTTATTGTCAAAGAGTAATAAAAGTCAAGAAAATATTGAACAATTGATGAGTAGAATGAATTTAGATGATGATATTCCAACTTCTTCATCAAATGATAAAAAAGAAACATTCCTAGATGATATTAAACCATCTACTGATAGAGATAATGATGTAGATAGCCATAGAAGTTTAAGAGATGATGATAGAAATGATAGACGTTCAAGAAGTGAATATAATGATTATGATAGTCGTCCATCACGTTCATATGAAGATGAAAGAAGAGAAAAGGAAGAAGTTTTATATCAACTAGAAAAGATGAGACGTTTAGGTGTTCAAGGTATTAAGCGTTTTAATATGTCAAATGATTTAGAAGAAATGAAATATGAATTGAATCGTATTAAAAGAGAGAGACAAGTAGAATCTTCTATTAAATTTCAACGACAAATGTTAATGACTTTTGTTACAGGTGCTGAATATGTTAATGATAGTTATAATTTCTTCAATTTTCAGTTGAAAGGTTGGAGTGAAAGTGTTTATGAAAACATTAATGATTATGATGAAGTTTTTGAAGAATTACATGAAAAGTATGGTTCTAAAGGACACGTCGCACCAGAATTACGTTTATTATATATGGTCGTTGGTTCAGGTTTTATGTATCATTTATCAAACTCAATGTTTAAATCAGCACCTGCTGGAATTGAAGATATATTGAAGCAAAACCCCGAATTAATGAGACAGTTTGCTAATGCTGCTGTAAATCAAATGCCTACTGAACATAGACAAGCCGCATCAATGATGAATAATATGGCACAAATGGGTCGTCCAAGAACACCACCTGTTAATGATTTACCACCTTATGCTCCACGTCCAGTTCCTAATAATGATATTAGAAGTCAAAGTTCTATAAATGTTGTATCATCAGCTCCTAAAGGCAAGAGTATTCCTGCTCCACAAGGATTAGATGAAATATTAGATGATTTAAAGAGTTCTACTACAAATAGAGATGAAAGTTTATCTGAAGTTATAAGTAGGACTGAACGAGGTTCTCGTAAAAAGACTATTTTTCAAAAACCATCTAAATCATCATCATCCACTTTATCTTTATAAATGTCTAAATAATAATGTAATATTTAGAAATTTTAATCTATCTTACCTTGTGCTTTGAGTTTAAGATATGCTTGTTTTATTTCTTCAGGTGACAATTCACCATCTTTATTTGTATCTATTTCTGTAAATGATTTAGGAAGAATACATAATTTACTTTCTTCGTGGAATAAATTGAGGACAACTATAATGAAAATGACTGTTACCATTAATGATAGTAGAATATCACGTGTTGCTGTAAATACTATTATAAAAAGAAATAGATATTGACCTAATTTAGATGAAAAGAACTTTTTATGATTTGATGATAATTGAACTTCAATATAGCGTCCACCAATATTCATTAAAATCATAGTCAATCCAAGAAATACATTATTTTGATTTATTTTATGTAAATATGTTTGTATAGTATTCAATATAGTGCTCATATTTATAATTTATTAAGATATTTCTTTTTCAATGTATAATTTCCAAATGTGAATGGAAATAATATATCTCGTTGTTCAATTGGTATTTTTCTTAAATATTTCTCCACAAAAATAATATCACTATACAATGCTATTGGGAATGATAAGATAAACATTGGAAAAGGCATTAATGTATCAACAATATATTCTGAATATAATATTGGTTTATTATCTTTACTTTCAAGTAATGGATAATAAAATACACGTCTTGCTGTTAAATAAGAAATAGAAGTTATAGTAAAATATTTAAATAAATTGGACATTTTAATATAGGTATATAAATATTACCTTTAAGTTCAGTTTTTAGGTTTACTATCAATCATTTTCTGTAATTCGTGTATTGATTCGTGTAATACTGAAAAAGTGTCTTTTAATGTTTTATCAGACATCATATTTTCATATTGTTCATTATCTTCTTCATCATTTACATAATTTTCTTTTTTATTATTATCAGTATCATCATTTTCAAAACTTTCTTTTATCAATAATTCACTTTTATATGTAGCTTTTGCTGCTTGTATTGAATTATCCATATTAATTGTAACTACTAATGCTACTAACATAAATATACCTAACATTAAATCTTCTTCAAAACAGATAGTATAAAATATATATAATAATATAGCAAACTTAATATATGGATGATTGATCAATGATAACCAAGGACGAGGTGTGTATATGGATATAACAGATATATAAATAATTAAAATTATAATATACATCATATCCGGTGTAATTTTATAATTAAATATGTTAAATTCCATTGATATATATTTGTAATATATCAATATAATATTAATTCATTTTATGACCTAAAAATCTACAGGTGCTCCTACTTCTTCCATTGGATCAGCAGGATTAACAATAAGAACATTATTATCTTCAAATCCTTCAGTTGGAACTTGTGTGACTTCACATAATTTATCTAATGTTGTATTTGGTATATTTTGTGTATTTTCTAACATACTATTCAATGCTTCTTTTGAAATACCTAATGCTTTAGTTATTTTATCCATATTTTTTGAAGCATAATCACGAACATTCATTGACATATCAGGCATAGCATCTTGCTTAACCATTTTACATAATATTTCTTTTAACTTGTTATTCATAACTGAACTCAAGTCTGGTGATTTTTGTTCGGTTTTTTGTTCTTCAAAATGTTCTTTTTGTTGTTCTTTAAAGTTTTCAACTTCTAATTTTGTTGCTAAATTCAATATTACGAAGAATAAGATTGAAATAACTAAAGCAACTTGAATATTATGTGATGCTACAAATCCAATTAAAAACATAAATAATAATTTACCTAACCAAGTATCAAAAAATAAGATAACTGAATTTGGTAAAGCTGGAGCAGCTAAAGCTGAATATAAGACAATTAATAAACTAACAATTAAAGTAGCCATTTTATTATTAGTTAGAAGTTTAGTGAAGTCTTTCATTATTATATATATTATAATATTTACATATTATTTTCTAAATTGTATTTAAAATGCCATATTGTACTTTAGAAGAAGCTTGGAATGTTGAAGTTTATCCAGATGAAGAAAAAGAGCTAGTTAAACAATTACCTTCACCTGAAACATACGGCTATCCTAATAAAATATATGAACCTAATCCAACTCCAATGGATATACCACGTCCACAATATAGTATGAAAGAACATTTATCTGAATTTGAAGAAGATCAACAAAGGCGTATAGCATCAAGTCAAGTAAATCCATATTCAAAATTGATAGAAGAACTTAAGAGTGATAATAAAAAATTGAGAGAAAAAATTGAAGAATTACAAAAATATTCTAATAAACAACAAGATAAAGATAGTCTATTTGATGTAATTCTTTATATTTCTACTGGTATATTTGTCATATTTATGATGGAAAATATTACAAATATGGGACGCCGCTACTAAAACTTAAATGGTCTTGTTATTAAAGCCTTAATTTCATACTTATCATCTGTTATAGTATTATGATGTCTAGGTGAAGATACTTCAGTTGTTAAATGTGATATCATATTAATATCTTTTGAATAATCCTTATAAGGATTTACCATCATATCAGTTTCAATCTTCTTAACATATGGATTTGTAATATTTGATGGTATATGACCCCACGAAATATAAAGAATGTTAGGATAACCATACATTACTTTAAAACCATTCTTTCTCAAGTTTTCTATTAAATAATCAGCACATTTTATAGAATCATATGTAGGTAATCCTGCTACAAAGTTAGGTATATTATATACGCAATATTGTATATCTCTTTCTGAACTTAGTTGAATACGTGTATGACATTTAGAGAGTATTTGATTATAAATATTAAATTTTTTAATTTCTCTTTCATCTTTTTTACGATTAAGTTCAAAAATGTTCAACATCTTATTTATTACATATATAAAAAACATAAACATTATTATTCGCATTATATAATAATGATTACGAACCTCGTATTAAGTGGTGGAGGTCAAGCTGGATTTTCATATATAGGAGTTATGAGATATCTTGAAGAAACGGGTCATATTAATAATATTAAAAATATATTGGGTGTATCAATCGGTTCAATATTTTCTTTAATGATTACATTGAATATTAATTCAAAACAATTTGGTAATTTATTGAAGTTAGTAAATACAGAAATGGGTGAAATTAATATACATAATATATTATCATTCTTTGATACGTTCGGTATTGATGATTGCGAAAGAATTACAAAATTAATAAAAGCCTGTATTAAAGTTAAATTGGGGAATGAAAATGCCACATTTGAAGATATAAATAATTATAATAAAAATAAAAATTTACTCATATTCACAACCAATCTAACAAAAAAAGAAAAAACTATTTTCTCTTTTGATAAAACACCAAATGTTGAATTATGGAAAGCAGTAAGAGCATCTTGTACTTATCCATTATATTTTCAACCAATTAAAATAGATGATGATTTATATGTAGATGGTGGTGTATCTTGTAACTATCCAATATACTATTTTAAAGATGATATTGAAAATACTTTAGGTATATCATTTTTATATACTAATAATAACAATAATAATGAAAATGATATGAAGAAAAATGATTTTGTTAATTATATTTCATCTATATTTATGGTTATTATAGGTTCATTAGAAAAACATATTATAGAACTTTATAAAGAAAATACAATACAATTAGAAATTCCAATATCATATATAACTGATTATAAAATGTCACGTGAAAGTAAAGAAGAAATATATGAATTAGGATATAATGAGTTTAAGAAAGAATGGACAACTAAATTTCCGGATGATACTCCTAGTGAAACTGCTAGTCATTATAATGAAAATTGGGAAAATGAATTAGAAGATATTCGTTCACATATGAACTAATAAAATATCTTTATTTATACTATAAATGTGTATGGAATTATTAGAAAATCCTATTTTATATGGTTTAATTGCTGTATTTTTGGCAGTATATGGTCCACGATTACATCCAAGATTACCTAAAAATATTCGTTTATTATTCAATGCTAAATGGTTTCGCTTATTAATTATATTGTTAATTGTATTTTTATCATCACACGACTTAAAATTGTCATTATTGGTATCATTAGCATTTTTATTAATTCTTATGTTAGTTGATGGTGCTGATATTAGAGAACATTTTGAAAGTTGTTTAAAGAAAGAAGAAGGGAGATGAAGATGACAATAATTTTATGTCTCATTATAATATAATTAATTATGCAAAAGTGGCTAACTAAAAATTTAATTGAAAATACTTATGTATTTGCTGTATTATCCGTATTTTTAGCAATGTATGGACCTCGCTTACATATGGCATTACCACGTTCAATCCGTTCATTATTCTCTAATCCGCTATTTCGTGGTTTAATTTTATTCGTCATTGTCTATTTATCTAATCACGATATGATTATGGCATTAACAATTACAATAATGTTTGTAGTTGTAATGTATGGTGTTCAAATGAGTAATTTATTAGAAGGTATGTATGTTGAAAATTTTGAAGTTTATGGTAAACCTGTTGCTGATTGTTCAAATTATGAAAATGACAATTTAGCACAACCTGCTTATCCTTCAAGCTGAATCATTTGATGAATCATCACTTACTGTTGATGTATTATCAACCGGTTCAACTCTTTCTAATTCAGGACGAGTACATACATCACCTACACAATTACCAGGCATTTCTTTCTTTGGAAGTTGACAATTATCACCTTCACATTTAGGACTACCCTTCTTGTATTTATTATATACTACATAGCATACTCCACAAACTACAAGAACTGCTAGAGCGATTAAACCTAATAAAACGTATTTTTCCATATTATGTTATAATCTATAAAATTATAAAATAATATTACTAATTACGCACTAAATTATATTAAATATTTGCTTACAGGTGATAAACTACGGTAAACTTTCTTTCTCTTTTTATTACTAACTTGCTTCTTTTTAGAAACTTTTTTACTTATTTTTTTACTAGCTTTTTTACTAGTTTTTTTACTTGTTTTTTTACTAGTTTTTTTACTTTTACTATTTTTTAATACAATCTTTAATAATATTTCTTTTAATGATTTACCACCACCATTCAATAAATATTCATCTAAAGAAGGTAAGTTTTCATCATCTATTTTTTCAACTTTATTCATCTTATTATAAATATAGATTTAATAGCGTAACATAGTTTCTAAATAACTCATCATATCTTTTTCTGTTCTATTACCTTCATATGTATAATTCTTACCATCTTTTGTAAATATTAAAGTTGGATAACCTTCAACTTTATATTCACGTGCCATATCCTTATTTTCTTCAGCATTAATCATCTTAACTACAATCTTTTTACCATTCAATTCACCAAATGAGCAATTATCCATAATTTTCTTGAATTCAGGTTTAGCGTGCGTACAATGAGGACACCAATCAGTATAAAACATCATAAAACTTGATGGTGTAGCTAAATCAGTAAAACTTTCAGTCTTTCTTGATTTTAATGAAGATGGACTACGATATAAATAGATACCCAATAAAATTAATATAGCAACTACTATACCACATAACATATAAGTTGGAATAGATTTAAATAATCCAGTAATTTTCTGTAAAAGTTTCATTATATAATATAATCATCTAATTTTTTCTTTTTTTTTATTTTGGTTTATAATGCCTAAATACGACATTACAATCTTCATTACTTGAATATAATGTTTTTACTATCTTAAAAATATAAAATTTATGTTCATATTGTGGGAAAAAAACATCACATTTATAATCTTTTAATAAATTTGTAATATATAAATTATCAACAATATTCATATATTTTTTATAAATTTCACTTCCACCAATAAAAAAGATTTTATTAATATTATTCATTTTATTAAAATAATCTATATAGTAATTTAAATTACCTTCATTACAATAAATCAAATTATCTGTTGAATTATAATTTTCTGGATTATTTGTTAATACAATATTAATTCTATCTTTTAATGGCCGTCTAGTAGATGGTATAGAATCATATGTTTTACGTCCCATTACTACTATATTATTTAATGTAATATCACGAAAATATATTAGATCTTCACTAATATACCAAGGAATACGTCCTTCATTACCAATTCCGTAATAGTTATCGTGTGCTACAATCATATTATATTCAATATTTTTATTAGAAAATATATTATCGTGTGATGACATATTTTATAATCTATCATTATTATTTTTAATTTAAAAAAGAGAAGTTATATTTTCAGGTAATGGTGTAATTTTTGTTTTATACCATTTTTGTAATCTATCTATAATAGGTGTTTCACTTTCTGTTACAAAATTGATAGCAACACCTTTACGACCATAACGACCAGTTCTACCGATACGGTGTATATAGGTTTCACATAATTTAGGTAAGTCATAATTGATAACAACACTAACTTGTTGAATATCAATACCACGAGCAATAATATCAGTAGTTAAAAGAATACGAGTTTCTCCTGTTCTAAATGATTTCATAACTTTTTCACGTTCAACGTGTTTCATTTCACCATGTAATAATGCGACTGAAAAGTTTTGTTCTTCTAATTTTTCTTTAATATCTTCAGCTTTTCTACGTGAATTTACGAAAATAATAGTCATATTTATTTTAAGTCTTTCATATAAATCTACTAAAGTTTCTATTTTCCAATTTTCATTATCAACTCCAAGATAGAATTGCTCAATACCTTCTAATGTAACTTGTTCAGGATTTACTAATATACGTACAACATTATCAGTCATAATCTTATTAGTTATTTCTAATGCGGATTCAGGCATAGTAGCACTAAATACACAAACTTGACATTGTTTAGGAACAAATTGGAAAATTTCATATAATTGTTCTTTAAAACCCTTAGAAAGCATTTCGTCTGCTTCATCAATAATTAAACATTTCAATTTAGTCATTCTCAATACATATCGTTTAATCATATCTTGGATACGTCCTGGTGTGCCTACAATAAATTGAGCACCACTATCTAAGGCTTTTTTATTACTTTCAATAGATACACCACCGATTAATAGCGCACTTTTCAATTTCATATATTGTGATAAACAAGTGTAATTATAATATATTTGTTGTGCTAGTTCGTGATTCGGACATATAACTAAGACTTGAGGTCTTTCTATAGTCTTATCAATCTGGTTTAATGAACCAATTAAAAAAGTGGCTGTTTTACCGGTTCCTGATTGTGATTGTGCTATCAGGTCTTTATGTTCTAACATTGGTTTTATAGCTTTTCGTTGTATAGGTGATGGAATTTCATAACCCATCGAGTAAATACCACGTAATAGATCTTCATTTAATTTTAAATCGTCAAATGATTTACATTCATAAATGACGGATTCTTCGGTTTTAGCATTTTCATTTGTTTGTGATGACGATGACATCTTATATTATAGTAATGTAAGATATAATCTTTAAATCATTATGTATCTCTTTTTATTTTTCAAAAGATGAATATGCTTGTGCTAAATCATATGAATTGGAAGCTTGATATGGTAAAGTATCAGTTTGTAAAGTTTTAGCTAATTTATATGATAAAGCGTATGCTTTTTGATTTTGGTCAACTATTGTATCATCTGTATTTTGTTTTATGGTCGGTTCAAAATGTTCAAATCGTTTATTTTTTCTACAAGCACTAGTCTTCAATTGTTTTTGATTATTTTTTTGAACAACTTTTACACTTTTATTTTGTGTAAATTTTTCCTCAATAATATGCTTTTCTTTATTATCTAAATTGACATATATTGTATTTTTTTGTTCTGGTAAATTTATAATCGCATCTTTCAAACGATAATCAACTACTGATGCTATAGTTATACCTAAATAGTAGCCAAAGAGTAAGATTACAAAAAGGCCTATTATTATTTGTTGCCACTCTTTCATATTCTATTATTATAGAATAATTTATTATCCATAATAATATTAATATAATAAGATGTCAGCAGAACAGAGTAAATGTATTGTTGGTAATAAACAGTCGCCGATAAATATAATATCAGCTAATGCGAAACAATGTAATACTTTATGTAATTTACGTTTCTTTTATAGAAGTTCATTATGTTCTATTGAAAATAATGGGTTCAGTTTTACAATTCGTTATGATCCTGGTTCAAGTGTAGTGTATAAAGATGAAGTATTTAGTTTAGAAAGTATAACTATTACTATACCATCATCACATAAGATAGATGGTAAATCATATAATGGTGAAATTATGATAAATCATCGTAATACTATTAATAAGAATTTATTGATAGTATCTGTATTTTTACAATTAGATAATAATGAGATAGCTAGTGCTTCAAAAGGATTTCTTGATGAATTTGTTGATATTATACCTAGTAATAATAGTGCTAAATTAGTGAATCTTGGAACAGAATGGAATGTTTTTGATGTATTACCAGAAGATAAAGGTTTTTATACATATCAGGGTTCTATAATAAGAGAACCTTGTACTGAAAATGTTACTTGGGTAGTAATGGCAAATCCTGTATATGCGAGTTTGAGATTTTTTGATAAGATGAAACAGTTATTTCCAAATGAGAGTAATCGCGGAGCAAGAAATGATGATACAAGAGATGTTTTATATAATTCAAATACAGATAGAGCAAATAAAGAGAATTATGGGTCATCTATGAGATGTTATGATGATTTAGCATTTAGAAGTCAATGTTCATTATTATCTAAAAATGCTTTAGTACAAGAACAAACTGACAATTCATTAATGTATATAATTCTATTTATATTAGCAATAATAGTTATTGTATTACTTATATTAATAAGAGAGAGGGTGAATTTTATGGATAAAATGAGAAATATTGGAAGTACATTAATGACAGGTGTTAATAAAATGGGAAGTATGATAGATAGAAATGCGGCTGTTCAAAGATAGATAAGTTATTTTTTCTTTGAAGATTTACGTTCTTTTAGAGATAAACACATTTCTTTACATTTAGAAACTTGCGTTTTGATTAATTCTATAGCATTTTTTGTAATTTTATTTTCATCTTTCAATATTTTTAATATTTCTTTACACATACTCAGTTGTTCTTTTAATAATTGTATTTCATTTGTTTGATTTTCTATATGGTCTAATAAATCATCCATATAGTCCCGCTTTTTCCAAAAAATTGTTTCAAATATGGGTTCTTTATCATCTGGAAACTCAAAATGTTGTTTTTTTACATACCATTTAAAAGACCCACGAGATAAACATACTGATTTATCAGTTGTATATACAAGTCGTCCACCTTCTCTAAAACATTGTTTATGATTTGAATCTAATGTTACGTATCTTATTTGTGAATTTACTGAAACTTCATCTATATTGTCAATACGAACAAAACTATCAAGTAGTTCTTCAATTTCATTTTTTGTATATTCTTTTGTTCGTCTTTTTTTATTTTTTAAATTTATTATTTTATTAGACATCTTATAATATAATCATATTTTGACTTTTATAAAAAAAACTTAATAAGCTTACTCTTATTGTGTTTAAAGAATAAAAATAATTATATACCTATAATATAAAATAATCAATGGGCTTAGGTTATATGTTACTTGCTGTAAAGAGTGAGCAAGATAAATATTTAGTAGGTAATCCACAATTCACATTTTTTAAGGGTGCTTATAGACGTCACACACATTTCGCATTAGATCCTGTATATGTTCCATTTGTTGGTGAAACAACTAATGCTTATGGTCGTAAATTATATGTTGATATTCCTAAAAGTGGTGATTTATTACATCGTATGTATTTAGTATTAGATATTGAAATACCTAATCAAACAGATATTTCAAATGTCAATCTATTTGGCTATTCATTTATAGACCATATTGATATTATTATTGATGGTCAATTAATAGACCGTCATTATAGTGATTGGTTAATGTTATATATGGAATTGATGCAAGATAAACGTAAAGAACTAGCAACTGGTTTAATGACAGGAATGCATTCATCTGGTAATAATAAGAAATCACTATTTTTACCATTAAGATTTTGGTTTAATAATGATATAGGTCTATCATTACCATTAATTGCTCTACAATATTCTAATGTACGTATAGAAGTACAGTTAAATCAAAAGAGTATTCCAACAACATATGTATCTAATTTAACCACTACAGCAAATAGTATAACAAATACTAATCTATCATTAAATAGAATGCAAATGTTATGTGAATATATACATTTAGATAAAGATGAACGTGTATTATTTTCATCAAAACAATTAGAATATTTAATTACACAAGTTCAGTCAAGTTTGAATAATCCTATTCAACTTTATACATCTAGTATGACTAATGATAAATATGAAGATTTAACACAACGCTTTGATTTACGTTTTAATCATCCAGTCAAATCTTTATTTTGGGGCATAAAAGATAACCGAGTTGACTTGAGTAGTGTTGATTTATCACACAATTTATTTGATAATACTACAGGTGTATTATATTATAATTATTGGAGAAATGCTAACTATTTACGTGAACAAATGAAAGAATGTAATTTAGTTATGAATGGTAAAGATGTTACTGAACCATTAGAACCACAATATTTCCGTTTTGTTCAAGATTATCAACATCATCTTAATAGTTCATTATTGAATGTATATAATTTAAATAGAACCAGTAATAAAGCACCTAATTATAAGGCTAATATATATCCAATAGGTATGGGTTTCTATAATTATAATTTTGCTTTTAATCCAACGGAAACTCAACCATCTGGATCAGTCAATTTTTCAAAATTAGAACAAGCACAATTGAAGATGAAGTTATATCGTGATACTGATAATTTTACTTACAGTGCTACATCACTAACAAGTAATTTAACTGCTAAATATATCAATATATATGCGTTAAATATAAATATATTGAGAATTATGAGTGGTAAGGCTGGTTTAGCATTCGCTACATAATATAGCTTTTTTTCATTTGATATAATAAAATAATACTATTATGTCAAACGCAAGAATTATGTTACTCGCAATAGGCGAGCAAGATAGTATGATTAATCAGAATGCTGAATATACTTTCTTTCAACGTGATATAAAAACTCATACACAATTTGGAACTGATTGGTTAGTTGTTAGAAATAATGATAAGAATAATACTAATTTTATTGTTGATAATATGGGATTAGATATACACGTTCCTATAAATGGTGATCTATTAATAGATGTATATTTACGTATTAAATTAGACGCATCTACTCAATGGGATTATTCAGGTAATAGTGGTTCTATGGCTACAAATACTTACGCATTAGAAACATTTGTAAATATAATAGATACTGTTCAATTTATACATAATAATAAAGTTATAAGTGAATTAGATAGTTTATATATTTTATCTTATTATGACTTATATTTAAATCAGCAACAGAAGAATGAATTAGTTCCTATGGTATCATATGAATATGCTAAAATTGGTGCTCAATCGTCAGCATCATCACCGTCATTTATAAACTTATATGTTCCTTTACCATTTTGGTTCCACAAATCACCAATGAACGCATTTCCATTATGGGCTATAAAAGATAATAATATTACTATAAGAGTTACTCTTAAACAATTTAAAGGACCATCTACACGTGCTATAAGAGATATTGAATGTTTATATAAATATGGTTTTTTAACACCTGAAGAAAAGGAACGCTTTACAAGCTTACCATTAGAATATATTATTAAACAGGTTAATAGAGTAGATAGAGTGCGTGTTACTGCGAATAGCACTTATAAGGTGACTATACCACAAACACATTATATGGAATATTTAATGTGGAATATATCATTAATGGAGGGATATCAAAATACCAACAATAATATAGCTTTTAGAAAACTGATAGATGGACTTAAGAGAGCATCTATAAACATTAATGGAAATATGTTAGTTGACACAACTAGCGATTATTATAAATTAGTTCAAAGATATGAACATTTTAAGTGTGATAGTGCTTTTAAGATTTATGAATATAATGATATAAGTTCAGCACAATCATTAATATTACATCCAAATGAATATAATACATATCCATTCTATTACTTAAATAGTTTAGGTAGTAAGTTTGTTCCAATATTACCATTATATACTTATTCATTTGGTTTAGAACCTGTACAGAATAAAGATACTGGCTTCTTAAGTACTGAACAATTTACACATAGTCAATTGACATTGGAGTTTAATAATTTAAGTGATATAACTAATAATAATCTACAATTTGCTGAATGTAATGTATATTTAGTTCGTCATAATATTATAAGAATAAAAGATGGCATATTGAATGTATTATTTGCTTAAGAATGAAAAATTATATTTTCTCGTAAAAATATTTTCTATTGTTATTATATAATATTTAATTCAAAATGGCTGGTGGTTTAATGCAATTAGTTGCTTATGGTGCTCAAGATATTTATTTAACTGGTAATCCACAAATTACCTTCTTCAAGGTCGTCTATCGTCGTCACACTAACTTCGCAGTTGAAGCTATTGAACAAACTTTCAATGGTGCTGCTGATATTGGTCGTCGTTTCACTTGTACAATTGCTCGTAATGGTGATTTATTACATCGTTTATACTTACAAGTTGATCTTTCAGCTGTTACTAACGTTGGTAGTAACGGTTTCTTAGGTTTCCAATTATTAGACTATGTTGAAGTTGAAATTGGAGGTCAAGTCATTGATAAACAATATGGTGAATGGATGGCTGTTTGGTGTGACTTAACTCATACTTTAGACCAAGCTATTATGTTAAGTCAATTATTAGATGGTGCTAATACTGCTAATACTTCATTAGATAGATTACATGTTCCATTACAATTCTGGTTCTGTCGTAACCCAGGTTTAGCATTACCATTAATCGCTCTTCAATATCACGAAGTTAAGATTAATGTTCAATTTGTATCAACTGCTCCTAATTGTGTTGGCCCTGTTGGTTCAACATACTTACAAAATACTACCGTTTGGGCTGATTATATTTTCTTAGATACTGATGAACGTCGTCGTTTCGCTCAGGTATCACACGAATATTTAATTGAACAAGTCCAATATTCAAATGCTTTAACTATTGCTGCT